GAGGTGATTGCACTTCCTGCTGCAGCGTCAGATAAAAGGTTCTTACCTGCAAGTACGTATGATATCTTATCCTCCTGTAGTGTGAGTATATCTGTCTCCCTTCCTGATAGAATCTGTATTGGACCAAACACCTCCTCAAGGTTCTTGAAGTTTAGTAGGCCAAGATTAAACTCATTTAGGTTGTTGACATTTGTCTCAGTGTTAAACACACCGCTATATGTAAGTGCTGCAAACCTATCAGCCTCCTGATAGTCCTCAGCAGATGTAGAGAAAGCTCTCTCACCTAGGCTAAATGCCTTGCCCTTTATTGAGTCACGAATGCGGTAGCTCTCTACGCCATTACCATATGAGTAGCAGTTCCCAAAGTCAGTAATAACAATCGCAGGCAATGAGCCTGTCTGTGTCTGCACATTACCTGTATGGAATCCTGTCGCTTGGTCAATAGCATATGAGTCAGCACCCTCAAACCACACGTCAGGTAGTGCATCACTAGGCTCGGTCTCAAATGCTATGGTATTCTCTGCTCTAATTATTTCCCATTTAACTTTAGTAGTAGAACGAAGTCCGTTCGTATTGCCTCTTGACTGAACTCCTTTTGTGATGAATCTAATTTCATTATCTGCAGGATTTAAATACCATCTATAAAAAACTTTAGTATTATCAATAAATGAGTCTAAACCATAATTATTAGCGTCACTATTCGCTGTAGCACTTACAAAGGAAAAGCTTGTAGTGTTACCTATATTTACAGCCAAGTCACTTAGGCTTTGATCTATATTGTTACCATTAAACCAAGTGATAATATTAGTATAAGTCTCAGGGGCTCTAAACTCGCCTTCTACACTAAGTCTCTGCTCGTTTACGTATGGTGAAAATCCCTTTCTAACAAAAGACATTTTTATTTTTATTATACTCCCTTGAGGTATATTAATATCATAAGGCCCTGTGCCCGAAGTTGTAGCTGAAGAACCTGTGCCTCCACTTAATCCGTGATATACTTGAACAGGAAAATCATTTATGTTATTTTCAACTGTAGTTAATCTACCCGGGCTAATAAAATCATTTTCACCAATGACAGCCGCAAAATCATTTGCAAGTATCTTCATATATGTTCCTGCGGGTACGGTTATACCTGCAACAGTAATAAAGTCTTGCTGCTGTGCTTTCTTTTCAAGTACAGTAGCATATCTACAATCAGACATAAATCCATTTGAATCTCTCTTTACAATAAGCCTTGACCCCTCCTCAACCTTTTGAGCATTCTCTCCCTCTAAAAGAAAGAATGTGTTTGATGTAATTGAATCAAAGAAATATATGTTTGAGTATATAGTCTCATACCCCTCTCTATCAGGCTTCAAGCAAAACTTGTAACGTGTTGCGAATGATGGAGCCAACTGCTGTGGTGGTATTGTTACCTTAATTTTATTCTGAAGATATGCATTACCGCAAGGGATATTAACTGAGTTGAACTCACTAACTAATGCTGTAGTTGACCTATTAAACTCATCCATATATATGATACCTACTTCGTAGTTTCTATTGCTATGAAGGCTTAATGCAGATGGTGAAGATGATAGTGTTACAGCTACATTTGAAACAGAAAAATACTCATACGCATTTAGCGTAGGGGTTGTAGTATTATTTACCCTACGCATTGCAAGCATAGTAAGCTCAAGGTTGTCACTACCAACTGAGGAACCTATCAGTATAGGCTGACCGTCAGCACTCTGACCTGAGGCAAACTTTGTCCACGTTGGTGTGGTGCTTGAGTCAAGAACCGGTGTAATTACACAGTTGTAGTTATCCGTAAATGTTGTCCCGCTACACGAGGTAGGGTTTACCGCATCGAACACAGGTTTTATATTCAAAGCAGTACCAATCTTATCTATAAAATCTGTACTTGTTGCTAAGTCGTTTATTGTAGCAAATGTAGATGGAAGAATATATCCAAATGAAACAACTGTTGTCCCTGAATTTTCAATAGGAATATCTGTAGGTGACGCTGTATTTGAGAATGATTGATGTGTTATAGAAAAAGTAAAAAACAATTCACTACCCGCTGTTAGTTCTGCATCTGCAAAATCAATTGTTAACTTACTATTAGGTACAGCTACACTTCCATCAATTGTAAATGTAAAAGACGATAATGACGTAGATAAGGACTCAACGCTAATCTCATTAGATGACAACTCAGCGGTATACTCTAATCTTGTTAGGCTGCCGTTTTTATCCTTTAGGTCGTATCCATCAACGTAGTTACCATATACCAACCTATTACCCATAACTGTCTGTGCCTGAGCAAAGCGTGGTACGTTGTCAAACAAACGTAATAGCTGTGAGTCAGGTAAGACCGTAAATATCTTATTACTATTAAATTCAAAGGTGTAGTCAGTGTTATCTGCAAGTCCCTCCTCCTGCTTGTCAAGCTTCTGTATCACCTTTATAATACTATTGCCTGACTCCTTGAACAGTAGGTCAATACCAACAACTAGTGGGCCGCCTGAGTTGTATGTTATAATGGCCTGATTCTTTGAGTTAACCATACCCTCATTAAGGAATGATTCTGTAGAAAACAAAAAGGACTTGGGTGTAAATGCAGGCTCAGAGAACTGTGAGGTCGCTGAGTATTGGTTGTCTGCATACTTATATCTGTATCCAAAGCATATGAATCTCTCCTCTAGGTAGTCCTCCTCCCCGGAAGTAAGGTTCAATGTAAATGTCGGTGCCTCTACAGGTGGCTTCTTAATAACAAGAAGTTCCTCAGCAGTAAATTGGTCTACGTTTCCAACAGGGTTTGCATAGTTTCTTTTAACATTTATAACCCTAGGTGGATTAAAGTCATCGGTAAAGAACAGTTGGTCTTCAACCAAGTCAATACCTGTAACTAGATACGTTGGATTAAAGTTTAGCGTTGTATCTGCTGTTGTACCATTACGCACACTAATAACGTGATAAACCAATGCATCAGTCTTCAAGTCTATTGATACAATTAAGTCTAGTTTCTTTGGTGTTGTAGCAGAGAAAGCAGGATCGTGTACGAGCCAATATAATTTTTCGTTAGCACTGTCATCAAGGACACCTATACATTTAGCACTATTACTCAAGGCCGTTCCGTTATACTCTAGTGTTGTTATCTGAGTGTTACCCTTTGAGTTCTCAACTGAGCCTATCTCTGATGCCTCAGTAGAACCAAGCCTTACATTCAATGCATCAATATACTCACCGTTAGGCACAAGTCTTTCGTCTACAGACTTGTTCATCTTGCCTGCTATAAAGTGTCTCTTTAAATTCGCCATTTACTTCATCCATTTGTCCCGACCTCTTAGGTTCTGTAGTAACCTACCGGGATGAATATTACTCATTCTAATCTTTGCATTACGTAATAGTGCTGTCTTATTTCTTCTAGCCCTATTAATCATATACTCCTGAACACCATACTTAGAGTTCTGTAGTGCATATGTTATGTATGCATAGATATAATCCTCAAAAAGTTTGTTGACACTTACCTGTGTGTCATCACCATTCTCCATACCATCAGACACATACTCAAGTATGCACTTCTCGTCAGACATTGATGAGTCAAAATTTATTACGCCTGCCTGTCTATCTATCCTAAAGGTAGGGTTAGCATTAGCTGTCTCCGTGTTAAGCCCGTAGAACGCTCCTATGCCGTAGTCAAAGTACCAATAACCATCATAGTTGTATCCCAACATCCCATTGAACTGACTAGCCTCATTAAGATATATACTCTTCTTGGTTCCTTTAATCCTTTCTAGGTCTAAGCTTGAATACTCAGGCTTTAATACATTACCGTCCTGATCGAAAAGAATCTTGCAGTCATTGTCCTGCAGGTATGAGCCTGCACTATTTATTTGAATATTCTCAGTCATTGGTCTCAATACACCATCCTTATACAGGGATATGCGAACCCAATTAACAAAGTCAGGAGGTAATACAAACCTTAGGTTGTCACATACATCCAACTCTAAAACCTTTATTTCCTTGAAGGCATCATAGTTTAGCTCCTGTATACCACGCTTAGCGTGGAACAAGACCTTGTATCTCTCCTCGTTATTAATCATTGAGTGGTTACCCGTATACATCAACATATAGTTGTTCACTATATCGTATAGGCTAACGTACTGATAGGAGCCCCAATTAGCATCCTCAGGAGTCTTTCCGTTATTCTCGTAGTATTCGTATTGTGATATATATGCCATTATTTTTCTTGTTGGTCGTTATACTGCTCCTCTGACTTACCAAACTGTACCGCCTGAATCTCTCTAATAGACATACCTGCGTACTGAAGTATCTTGTTTACCAATTCAACTTGGTCATCTAGGCTAAGCTCAAAGTCTTGGAAGTCTGCCTGACTTGAATCAAACACAGGCTCACCGTTTGTTAGTGTTACATATGTCCACTTAGGGTCCTTAGGATATCTTATATACTGACACAACACAGCCGCATCTATAGTTGATGGATACGTTGTTAATATATTTCCTTCCTGAGTGTATGCAGGGAATAATCTATTTGGTGCTGTAAGCATTGAGTTACCCAACATAGTTATCTTACTATGCGTAACCTTCTCAAGCTCGTTCTGCTTAGGTCTAAATACAACATACTTCGATCCCGTCACAGTAAATATCGTAGAAGAAAGTCCAAGCACTGTCTGCACACCTGTTGTAGTTACTGTGGCAATACTATCAGGGGTTGCCCTTGTATTACATACAATATCTCCCACAGCTACACCATCAGTAACAAACGTAGCATTAGAGTCATCTAATGAGTTTGGGTTGGTAGCGGTTGTTGTACCTGTAGCAACAATATCCTGATATGCTAATACCTTATTTATTAGGTAGTAGTCATCACCTGTTGTAGTTGATGATGGCAACTGAAACGTGTTTGCTAGTCCTAGGTTGTTAGTGTTGGTTAAGAACTTAGTCTCTGAGAATATCTCAATAACCTCCTCGTAGCCCTTCTTGATATCAGCGTATCCGGTTCCTGACTGTCTAGCGTTCTCCTTATTTATCTGATAGTTGTAATTGAAAAAGTAATCATCAAATATATCTAGCTGTGCCTGCTTAGCAAACAAGTTAAAGTCTGATGGAGAAATGTATCCGTAGTTGTTCTTGTTCAGTATAGATAGAACTGTATTTCTTACTGAGTTAATCATTCGTTATCTTCTTTACACAAAGATAAGCAAAAAAAAAGAGGGCTCCTTAAAAGCCCTCTCTTTACAATTACAAAGGTTGTATTAAGATACAACTTTTACTTCATAGTCAGCTACAGTTACTCCCGCAGGAACAGTAACAGGACTAAGAACATCTCTCCAATTTGTTTCAGCTGCATCTCTTATTGCTGCATTGATGTTATCAATGAGAGCTTGATTTGCACCTGTACAAGTTAGTTCAAGTTTGTTGCTACCAAACGCTGAAGAAAATACTTCAACGACAGTTGCACTTCTAAGACGTGCCATCATACCATCCGCTATTGGAGCTTGTAGTACACCGTCATTTGTTGTAGATATAGTTATATACTTTGCCATTTTAAAAAAATTTAATGGGTTATAAAAAATAATTATCAGTACAAAGATACTGAAATTAATCTAGTAATTTTTCTAATACCTTTAGCGACTCAACACCATCATCAGTCTGAAGATAGCTAGCCACTGTAGACACACCATCATCTCCAAACGGAACCACTAGCATACGCTTCTTGTTTGTTGGAGTGTTGTACCAAACCTCTTTACGGTTCTTTCTATATGTAAGCAAGCCACTGTCAAAGAACTTATTAACCTTAGCTTGAAGCTTTAACATCGGATCATCAATGATATCTAAAAAATCTTCAGGGTAGTTTCTAGCATATACTAGAATATCCCTCTTCATCTCTGCGGTAGAAATCTTTGATACATCAATACCAAACAATACAGAGCATACGCTCTCAAGCTGCTCTAATGAAAGGCTACGTGCCTGTATCAATGCGTCTACCTCTAGGTTTAATACCTCAATGTCTTCGGAAGCATCCTTCTCATCGTTAATCTCTATGAATGACTTTCCATACATAGGATGTAGATTTAAGAACTGCTGAAGAACTTGGTTTTGTTTTCCCACGTGTAAGAACCCATCCTCAAATATGATAGGCTCAACGATAGCATTACCATCCTGCTCATCCTCGAATGGTGTCTTTTGATTTACAGCATAACGTAAAGGTCTATTTATTCCTTTATCATCATCAAACCATAATAGTGGGTATCTCTTAGTGTTACGTGATGGTAACATAAACGTAAGCGGTGCTACGTCTCTTGTAAGCCTATAACTTTTGCTTACGAATCTTTCTTTTGTTTTCATTTGATATAATTTAAAATTTAAAATAAAGGGGTGCCGTGAGACACCCCTCTTGGTTTTATAACTATTCTTACTCTTGGAATAAGAAGAAGTTGTTTGCTCCTAGAGTACATACTGCTCTCTCAGAAAGGAAGTTAACCTCCATTGCATCTAAGTCAGAAGTACGTGCCCCTCCTGCTGAACCTGTAATCCAAGTCTTGTATCGTCTGTCTTCAGTCTCTGAAGCTCTGTAACGTACGTGTAGGAATGGACGCTTAGCGTTCTTTCCAAGGATTTGGTCATATACAGTAGTTGAACCTGCAGGAACCAATAGACCGTTTACACGACCTGAACCTGCTCCTGTTGGTAAACCACCACGCATTGTAGGGTCGTTTAGGTATTTCCAATCAGACTTGTAGAAGTCATAACCTCTTCGGAATCCTGTGAATCCTAAGTTAAGTGCCATCTCTTCGTCATTGTCAAACAATCCGTAAGATGTACCACCTGCTCCGTAAGAGTTCTGAGCTGCTAACATATCGTCAATGTCAAAACCAAACTGTCGGTCTAGGAAGATAACATTCTCCTCGATAGAACCTTGCTTGTCAAGACGTGAGATGATAGCATCAAAGTCTGCCAAAGCTACAGGGTTACCACCTGACCATACGTTACCTCTGTTCTCTACAGAATAGAAGATACCTTCTGAACCTTTGAAACCTGCTGCGATTGCACCACCTGCTGCTTCTGCAGGAACTGCCTCAATCATTGCAGTCTCTAAGTAATCATCGAAACGTAAACGAGTCTCGTGCTCAGACTTCAAGTACCATAGGTATCCGTTAGCTCCGTTCTCAGTTGTTACTTCAACCCATCCAATCTGTGCCATATCAGAACCTGATACTGCATACTTATCTTTCAAGATAATTGGAGAGTTGTCGAAAATCATATCGTCTGCCTCTAAAGAACCTGACATTCCGTTTGTTCCTTTCTTGAACTCAGAACCGTAGATGAATACAGAAACGTCTGCGTTACCTACTCCTGTACCTGCTGTAACAAGACCACCTGCTTCATAGAAAGCTACAGTGAAAGTGTTTGCAGTTGGAACCGCTGTTACGATACCTTTGTTACTACCTGTTCCTCCGTTCTGAACAACCATAACTGTCTGTCCTACTCGGATAGCAATAGATGGTGTACCTAAAGCCCCTGCTGTAGAGCCTGCAGGCTGTAAGTTGTCGTTAACTTGGAATGTAGCGGTGTCAGCATTTACTAATGCTGCTGTTCCTACGTTTACATACTTAGTATGTAATCTTCCTTGCTCTGCCCATTTGATAAGGTCTGAGTTAGAAGGCATCTCTGCACCTACTAATCGTAGGAAGGATGCGATTGTTCTATTACCATAACGCTCGAATTCTTTCTCATATGTATCAGGAAGATACTGATTCAAGAAATCAAAGTTGGTAATGTAGTTTGTTGCTGTTGGGATCTGCGTTGCAGACGGCTGCAAATCGAATCCCGGTGTTGCTTGTACTGCCATTTTTCTTTTTGTTTTTTATTTCTTTTTAATACTTTTAATTTTCAAGCCCTTCCCCGAGTCAGGGTTTATAGCTCGAATTTGCATCCCACCCTTTGTAGAAACCTCAGGTGCATTCCGTGTAGACATATCAATGTTTTTCATCTTACGGGTCACATCCTCAGTTGCTGAAGCCTTGCCTTGTTCGTAAAAGAACTGAGCAAACTTCTCAGGGTTTGACGCTACTGCTATCGCCTTATGGTAGCCCTCTGCATCAGCTATTAAACCTTCATCATTCATAAACTTATTTAAGAAGTTCATAACGTCAGACTGTTTAGTCTTTAGCTCTTCAGCAGATTGCGGTGAGTATAGTACGGCTTTATCATCAATGGAAAATTCAAAACCTTTGAACTCTCCTCCGAACACCTCGTTGGTTTTTTCAGTAAACCAATTTCGTCTACGCTCGCCTAGCTCCTGTTGGGTCTTAGCAGACTCTGTATATCGCTTATATGCCTCTAGCTCCTCAGAGTCTATTCCCGAACTCTCACCACCACTTGACTCAAGTGGAAGCTTGTATTGTTCCTTCATATCCTCAAAGTACCCTTTGGCCTTTGCAATCACTTTCTTTTTTGCTAACTTAATCTTCTTGATATCACTCTCATCATCCAAGTCCTCATCATAGTCGAACTCGCTTAACATAATATCTATGTCATCATCATCAAGGCCCGTCTCTGTAGCCTTGTAATATTGAGTTAGCAAATAGTCAGGGTCCATCTCATCAAAGTCTTCCTGTAATCTTTGGAAGTCATTGAATCCACGCCCCGTCTCTTTTTTATATTTAAGATAGGCAGCTACATCCTCAGGTAATTCCTCTGAGGACTCTCGCTCGGACATCAACTCATCGAATGAGTTTATCTCCTTGCCATATCTTTTACCAATATATGAAAGAACGTCTTCCTCACTTAACTCTGACGAGTCTTGTGCTTTGCCTTCCGGCTGTATTTCTTCTTGTTCCGGTGTGGTGGTGGCACCCTCAGTGCTTTCTTCCACTCCTGTATCGTTAGCTTCACCTTCTCCATCTTGTAATGATTCTTCGTGCTTCTCTAACAATTCTTTTTCTACCTCTTGTACAGACTTAGACTCCGGAGAATCTACTGCTTTTACTTTAATTTCCATTTAATTTAATTTTTACAAAGTTAGTAATTAAATTTTATTATTTTTTTTGGAGTATGTGGCCTTATCGCCTAACTCATTACAAAGTTTACTCGCAAGCTTATTTGCTTGTTGAGGTGTATTACCTTTTTTTATGAACGAGTCGTATGCATTCATACCTTCATCGCACATAGGTTTGGTTTTCTTAATTACAAGTTTATCTGATTTTCTCATATTTTTATCTAGGTTCAAACTCTGCCATATCGAAGCCATCAAGGCTGTCCTCGTTAGACTCAAAGTTCTGTGGAGGTAGGTTGTTCTTTCTTTGATTTATAAGCTTAGACTGTTCAGTGTTCTGTTGACTAATACGGGCTGACTTGGCTTTCTCTCTCTGCGTCTCTCTGCTTTGAAGAGCATTCTCACTAATATCTCTAAGCTGCATATTAAAATCAAACTCAGCCTGCATAAGCTGCTTCTTAAGATCAGCTTCGTTTTTAAGTTTCTCAATCTCAAATGCAACTTCTGCCTGCTTAATCTGCATCTTAGACTGTGTCTCTGCCTGTATCTTCTGCATAGCTGTCTGTGCCGCAAGCTCTTGAGACTGCATCTGCTGTTGTGATTGCATTGCCTGCATCTGCATCTGTTGCTGCTGCTCTCTCTCTTGCTTCTGTTTACGCTTAAGCTTCAACAACTGATTAGCCATCTTCAGGTTTCTAATCTCACGAATGTCAATAGCATCCTCAAGGCTAATATCCTTCTGTGACAATGCCATCTGAATGTTTTGCTCTAACTGTGCTTTCTCCTCCTCATCAGGACTAACCTCTATAAATATTCCAAAGTCATATATGTACAAGTCTGATATATCACCAAGGATACTTACATTGTATTTTCCTATCTTATTTATAAAGTCATCCTTAAAGTCTGAATACTCTAGTATATCGGCAACCCTATATGTTAAAGCCTCTGCTAATGTTCTATATATATAAAGACTGCTGTCAAGTATATGTCTAGTTGCGGTATTAGAGCTTAGTGCCGCAAGTTTTTGTATACCTACCAAGGCATCTGAGTTAGGTGTAGAACCATCCCTAGCCTCGTTAAGCCCTGTGACGGCTCTGATCATATCTAGGTAATGGTTATAGTTGTATATCAACATCTGTGATTTACTAGCACCTGATGATGACTGAAGCTCCTTGATAGGAACCTTACCTTGATTATATTCACCATCCTGAGTATAGCTTCTACCGATAACACTACCTGTTTGAAAGTACAGCCTTAGTGCATCCTCAGGGTTATATGCTGAGCCTGTACCTAGGTCAACCTCATTTAATCCATCGGCATCTATATAAACACCATCAGGGACCACTCGTGATATTACCTGCTGAAGCTTTAAATGTGTCATCTGAATTAAATCAGCAAAAGGAATCATCCTTCTCACCAATGACTCAATCACACCCTTATACATTCGTGGTGCTGAGGCTACATAGTTTGGTAATGCGTGCTGACTTGCAGACTTTGGCCGTACCATATTCTTAGCCATCTCCCACTTTAGTAAGATGTTTGTACCCATAACCATAACGCCATCATACCAAACATCAATAGTCTTCTCAATCTTTTCGAATCTACCTTCCTCCATCATATCTGCAGGAGGATTAAACTGATCGTCTTTCTCAATAACTTTAGAGCCACCACCCTCAAGCATCTTCTTCTTATAGACTACCTTCTTAGTAGTCTTATAGTTGAAGTACATAACAGTACAGGTATCTCTATAGAATATATCGTTCTCATAATACTGAGCAGTATTATAGTAGTCATACCAACTCTGACTATACTGACTTATCTCTTCTAGGTCCTCCCTAGTTAAAGATGGGTCAATCTTTACAAGCTCAGTTATTGGTATCGTCTTTATCTCTCCCCAATAGAAACAGTCCTTAAACTGTGGGTCTTCGGTATAGCTGTATACAATATTTGCAGGGTCTACATATGATATCTTTACTCCTGATCCCGGTAAGAACTCGTGCTTAGCACAAGACATTCCTAGAACCATTTGGTCATAGTCTAATCTTTTTCTTATATCCTGATAATGATTCTCATCAAAGATAGTGTTAATAGCCTCCTCCTCTGCTATCTCAATAGCAGGCTTGTAGTTTAGGTTCATATACAACTGAAGCTCTTCATCGGACTCAGGTAGTTGTGCAGGGTCCATAGCGAATGGGTCTACACCCGACTTCTCTTGGATAATAGATAGCACCTCTTTAGACACCATCTGTCCCTCTATCATATCCTGATACTTACTACGCTTAGCCTGAGACATTGCATCCTGAGCATATGTGTCTACCTTAAATAATCTATCGCTCATACCGTTTACAACGATATCAACAAACTTAGGTATAATAGGAACAGGAGTCCAATCAAGATTCAAGTAAGACAAGTCTCCATCTATAGCTAACTCGGCTTTGTATTTACCAATAGACTGTTCCCCTCTTGCATATAGTCTTAATCTATTAAAGTCTCGCCATTGGCTATAGTACCTACAAGATTGTCCATCCTTTCTAAACCACTCATATTGAATAGCTTGACCAATCTGTAATCCGAACTCTTGTGTTGCTTTTTCAGCGTCAGAAACAAATTGACTTGGAAATCCTGTAGATGAAATGTTTACTTTTACGTCTTTCATCTTCTAATTATTTCGCTTCTTGTACCGTTATTGGTATACCTTGCAAAGTTAATACTTATTTTCGACTCTTTTTTCTCAGGAAGATATACCTGCTTTTGGTTCGCCATAATAGCCAAACCTGAACTAATAGTGGCATCATACTTTGTTCTGTTACTTATATCAAACTTAGCCCAATCTTCAAGGGTTCTAGCGAAAGGCATAAATCCCATCTCCTCAGCATCTCTATATGTACCCTCTAAATCTATACCTATATACTTCTCTATGTAAGACTCAATAGCTGAGGCGTGAGCCTGTTTAATATCCTCACTTGAGTTAGGTATACCACCTAGCTCCCTCTCTGTCTTAGATAGTCTGTTATAATGCTTATCGGGTCTATTAATACTGAATCCCCTGTAGCCCCTGTTCTTAAAATGATATAGTAGTCTAGGCTTGTTGTTCTCTACAAGTATAGGCATACCATAGAACACACACGCCATTAGCACCTCCTCAAAAAATATCTCTGCCGTCTGTGGTCTAGCAACATACTCTAAGAAAAACTCATTACTAGGTGCATCATCCATATTAAACTTTGTCATTCCGTGCAGTGCTCCGTTAGAGCCTCCTCCTCCTACAGTACCTGATATATCATAAGAGTCACAACCGAATGATCCTAGGTGGTCATTACCGGGATACTTAATACCCCTCTTGTTTACCACACTGTTTTGTAATCCTTTCTTTGGTAACCAACTAACTAAGAACCTACCCCTTTTGTCAGGGGACCACACAACCTTTGAGTCTATTATTCCATCTTTCCAATGAAAGCTACCCCTAGTAAGATGATGCTCATTTATTAAGGAGTCATTATAGTCTATCTGCTGATAGAGCTTTGTTAGATTAAAAAGAGATTGCTTGCTCTCATCCCTGAATGCGTGAGACTCAGTACGTGGAAACTGACGATAGAACTCGTTCAATGCGTCAGGGTCATTCTTCAAAGACTCCACCTCTGCCTCCCAATAGTCAATGGCACCATTATCAATAATCTCACCATCAACGCCACGTATAGGTTTATCAGGTTTTCGGAATACAGGCATACCATATATGTCTATGAATCCCTCCATATTCCACTCCATAGGAATAAATAAGGAATACATACCACTCTTGGTTTGACCGTTAGCATTTCTTTTGCTTACATCCGAGTCATTGTATAGCTTCTTAAACTCTTCACCCCCCTTTGCTAATGCATTTGAGGTTGAACCCATCATACACTTACCTATAATCTTACTACCTAATCTAAGACAGGTCTTTGTTACACGCCAATTGTTTAGTATGTTATTTGGCTTTAGCCACTTACCACTTTCATCGTGCACCAACAGTAATAGCTTCTCACCGTCATAGCTGTTGTCATCAGTGTTCTTCCAATCTATTGTAGTGTCCAACCCCATCAGTTCATCATCAGTGGTGTCGTACATATTCTTTTTAGTAATCTTGGCTGCAGGAATCCTAAAGGCTAACTCAGTCTTTGGTTTATCCATACCGTCCATAATAGGTTTGAAAAAGAATGGTAGCCTACTATTGATAGGTACCACCTTGTCTGTAAACATCTTCTTCGCATCAGCACCTGTCTTAGATAGTATACCTACCCTAGAATCTTTTGCTAATGTTCCGGTGTTAACACATTCAGATGAGCTCATAAATGAAAATCCTGAACGTCTTATCTTGAGATAGTCCATTCCAAAGCTTCGCTTGTCAGCCTTACACGCCTCCCAATATATATATAGTATTCTGTTAGCCTCCCTGTAGTCAGGATACCCTACATCAATGCTAGTCCACTGCAGATACATATAGTGAGGTCCTGTTATGTAGTTAGGTTTACCATTATTCATAAACCAATATCCTAGCTCACGTTTATCAAACTCTCCCTCTATATAGTCTACCCATAGGTTCTTGAAGTCTGTAGGTTTTTCATTCCATTGAAATATAGATGTAATCTTTTCTAAAGGTTTAGGTATATCGTTACGCTCCCAATACTGCTCCGCTGAAGTCTTGCTTCTTTTGTAAACATCCTTAGGTACCGCAGGCAATGCTATAACTAATCCCTTGATATTTATAATCTCTCCAATCATTCCGGTCTTGGAGATAATTACCATATCATATTTAGAGTCATAGCCATACAACCAACTTTTATTTCTATTCTTATTGGTTATAACATTAGAAGGAACATAACCCTCTAATACCTTGTATAAATTATCTTGACCTTCTTTCTGCAAATCCTTGTTTTGTATCTACCTTGGATGGACCCTTATCTGCTATATCTATATCTGCCCTTTCATTCTCAATCTTTGTAAGTATCTCGAATGCATCGAATATAGCTAATTTTTTTGTAGCTGCCGCATTCTTTAATCTATCTGCCGCAAGCTCATCTTCAGGATCTATCTTTATAATATCCTCCTTAGCTACCTTTATAAGCTGTTCAACAGCCTTCATACCCGCATCTATAATCCTAAGCTTTATATCCTTATTATTCATTACATCTTTATTGTTATCTGATGGTCATACATCCTATACAACTTCTCACCATCCACATCAAACTCATACTCGCTCTCAGGTTTGAAACATACCATATCCCCACTAGATATACCCTTGGACTTTAGATAATCATTAGGGTACTTCATAATACCTACTAAGGGCTCCTCACTAAAAGGCTTGAATATATAGGAATCCGATGTAGGCACAGGTTTTACAAAGCAGTATCTGTCGTATGAATGCCACTCTCCGTCCTGCTTATACATAAAGAACTGCTCCTCATCTATAAAGAACAAGTCATCCTTGAAGAAGCTCTTACCACTCTGCTGCCTACCCTTCATATCGTTATAAAACTTAAATACGTTGTGATGAACTAAGAGTGTGTCTCCATTTTTAATAGGGCCTTTATACCCTAGTGGTGTCTCTATTACTTCAGCATACCTATTGGATGCTTTATGATCTTCCTCTGATGTGCTAGTAATGAAATCAATACCGCCAATAGACTTGACGTTATCATATCGTCTTCCGTTGTAAGGTTTTGTTATGAAATAAAATGGTGATTTCATATTGAGATATAAAACTTTAGAAGTTTATGTTGTACTCAATAGATACAGGCATTGTATTTGTAAAGCTTTTCCATAGGACAACTTCATCATCTTGCTCAATCCAAATTTTTATACTACCATCTTCCTTGTCTTGACGTATAAGATGTATAGTATATTGATTGTTTAAGACATTCTGTCCTACAATATAATGCATAGCACCACCCTTGTAATCAGGGCCTATTGCTATCTTTCTAATATCCATTTAATTAAATTACGTAGTTAAATTGCCATATGCATACCAAGTATCTGTGGCTGTTTTTACAACGTGAGCAACAGCAAATTGTGCATTGGTCTTTAACCCTACAGCACTATTTACAGTTACACCTGCTGTTGGAGCAATAGTTACTTGCCCTGCTCCCTCCTGTATTATTGTTACCTTAGTACCTATAGGGAAAGCTGTACCTGCATTGGTAGGTATTCTAACGTCTGTAGCTGTACCTGCTGTGGTTACAACAACACCTTCAGCATTTGAAAGAGCTAAGTTTATAACAGTCAAAGCACTTGATGCCAATGGGGATGGTAATGTAGATTGCCAAGTAACTTGACCACTTGCATCTGAAACAAGAAACTGATTAGCCGCCCCTAATGTATCCGTGTAATCTTTCACAGTTCCTGTTAAACTAATTGAACTATTACAAGTTAATGCTCCACCAAGAACCATTGTTCCTGTAGCACCCATTGTAAACTGACCACCGCTAAAATTGTACGCACCCACGTGAGTAATATCACCTGTAGGGGTGTAGTTACCTGTTTGAGTAATATTTCCTGTTATACCGAAGTCTCCTGTCTGAGTAATAGCACCTGTAAGAGTAATACTCTGTGTAGCTGTGTTGCCCGCATCAAGTACGTTCTGCAATGTAATACCTCCTTGGAATAGTGCTAATAGGTCACTAACTAAAAAGTTTTTAGTGACATTAGCAGGCGTTCCTGCAGTATTTGTTCCTATCATCTTGTCCGTTAATAGAACAGGACTTGAATTTGCATATGTACTAATCTTTGGCATCTCTATTTTTTGTTTTCAGTAACCTCTCCCGTCTGAACATTTATAACGGAGTCGGCTCCATATTTATCTATAAGCTTTTGTTCGTGCTTACCGAAGTCCTGCTTCAAGACATCAATCGTCTTTAGAAGTTGGTACTTGTTAAGCTCTAAATCTGCTAAGGCAATTTTTGCCTTTTGAAACTCTCCCTGCATCTCACGGATAGTCTCTAGTTCTTTTTCATCAAGTTTCATTACATTAAATTTTATTTCTTACAAAGATAGGAATTATTTCTTTCTTGTCTTCTCAATGGTTCTTCCACCAAAATAGGCGGCTATAACAGTGAGTAAAAGTATCTCAAGCAAACTAACCCAATTATCCTCAACTTTAAAATCAAGCTGTCCTGCATCAATAAAAATAAGTAACATCGTACAGAAAATTAAGAACATCAAAACCAATGGGCGAACATTCTTTGACAGCCAAGAGTCTGAGGTCATATCTGCCCTCCACCTCTCGGTGACGTTCTTCTGCATATCAGCCTCAGCATTGATAAGTATCTCGGCCATCTCCTTCTCGAACTGAGCCTTCTCATCTTTGGTTCTAATGAATTTATCTACAACTCCTCCGACCTGCTCAACAATTCCCGAACCCTTTCCAAATAGTCTTGTTAATATTTCTTTCATTCGTTCTCGATTTTATTTATCATTTCAATGTGAGCCTTTGCAATACGGTCTCTACCCTCTTCGCTAAGTAAGAGTGTTTTACACTCTCTTTCATTTGTCATAAAGAAGTTCTCAGAAAGTATAGCAGGCATAGCTGTGTGTATAAGAACATAGAAGTTCGACTCCTTATCTACATCACCATCGCTTGTATCCTTACGCATCTTGTAGTTAGGAAACTCCTTATCTACTTCTTCGTACAAAACTGTGGCTATATGGTCTGACTGAGTTTCTCCCGGAGAAGTAAATACCTCCCAACCATTTGCCGACTCATCACTAAATCCATTGGCGTGTATGCTTACATATATACAAGGCTTGTCTGACTCACGATAAACTTCGTTTGCCATCTTGACTCTTGTGGATAATGGAACATCCTCATTAGTATTAACCAAGTTTATGTAATCAATATTATTCTTATCGCAATACTTTGCGATCCTATCTACAATAGCACGATTAAACTCACCTTCGAAGAGTTGAGTACCGTCTGCCCAAATAGGACTACGCTTTCCTGCTGTCTGATAGACACCATCAATTATTCCACCGTGACCATTATCAAGAATCCAAAGGTACTTTGAATTGCTCTTGATTTCTTGACCACAGCACTTGCATACCTTTGCCATAATTTATTATTGAAGTTCATAGAGACGTTCTTCCATAATTTGAAGTTGTCCCTTAATCTCTGTGATTTCCTCCTTAATGAACGTAAGTTCATTGGAGGTTTTTATTACTGCCTCTTTTACCTCTTGGTCTTGAGCAGGTAATGTCTTAGCTTCCTCAATCTGAGATTGGAGAGTGAAGTACATACTCACAAAGGTTCCTATCAAACCTGCAATAAAAATAAAGTTCCTTGGTGAAAGGTTTATTTTTGTATCCTCACTAATCGTTTCCATCGCTAACTATTTCATAATTTATTATTACATCCACCGATACGGTAGAATAGAATCTTACCACAACGCAAGAATTTGAGTTGCTGCTGTACCTGTCTGTCCTGTTCTAAACACTCTTGTTACTTGAACAGGAATAAAAGAACCTGCTAACACACCAATAAACTCAACAGTGTCTCCACCTGCTGTAGTTACTAACAAGTCTCCTGCTGTTCCAACATACAAAACACATCCGTTATTAGGAGTGTCTACACTTGCATAAATCTCATAGTTTGCAGCAGATGCTACAGTCCCACTAACACTAAGCTGTGTCGCACTATCTACAGCGGTAACCTCCATAGATGTTCCTGCGGAAGTATTGTATACAATGTCACCTTCCTTAATACCCTTTGTAGTAAAGTTTTGTGTTGAATCCACTAGCTTTCCTGCGGAAGTACCTGTGGTTGTACTGCTAATGGCAAGCATCGCAGGGTTTGGAATATCTACAGTGTTACTTGGTAATACTTTTAAGGCTCTGTAAGCCTGTAATTTTTGGTAAGCCATCTTTGTCTTTTTGTATATCTACAAAGATAGCATTATTTTTTTATATGTATAAATACTTAGTTGAGAGGAATTACTCTCCTAAAGGGTTTGACGGTGTCCATTCTAAGGTAGCCATAAGTGCAATAGCTTGATCGTGACTCATTAAGCGTATTGGAGTTACGCTTCCATCAGTAATAAAAGTAGGCTCTGAATCATACTTGATTACAAACTCAGTACCATCTAAACTTTTTCTAATTGTACTTTCGTTAGTTTCACCAACTTGCGAAAAGTCAATCAAAGGCAAATCTGCTATATTTATAGTTGCGTATGTTTTAAAAACTTTTCTTAAACTCATAGTCTTTTTATTAAGGTACGTCTGTGCTAAAGGTTGCACTATTTTCTAAAGTTCCTGTGTTTGACGCAGACCCTGAATCAGCTGCGGTAGTTCCCGAACCTTCTTCAAACCTCCACCAAGAAAGTGGATTGAAGCTAGTGAGGTCGCCCGGTTTACCTGCTCCATTTCCATTATAGATACTTGATACATCGCTTGCTGAAAGCTCTGAATCAAATACTGCCACCTCATCCATAAATGCGTCAGCAGGTAAAAGAGGAGCTGTAGACAATGCACCTATTAAAAATGGGGCGGTGTTCTCTATAGTTGCAGACAAAGTACCATCTGAATTTAGTGTATCGCTAACGCCATCAATATAGATTTTGCATCCGGCTATTGTGCTTGAACCATCATAAGTAAAAACTATATGATGCCAATCTGTATCTGTTATTGTTGTTGTGCTTTTAATGAATAATCTTTGAGAAGTAAAGCTAGTATCTGTCCTTAACATAACAGCAACGACATTGCTTGAGTTTAGGATAAACATCATTCCTCTACGATTACCTGTAGGGGCCATTTTGCTAAGTAAAGTGTGCGTAGTGCCTGTTGTGTTTCTTTTTACCCAAACGCTATATGAAAACGTATCTGTCCTTTCAAAGTTTAAACTTGAGTTAGTCCCACAGTCTACATAAGCATCAATACCATCAAGCTCTACGCTATAGTTGTTGATAAAACTTTCTCTTGCAGAAGCTCCACCTATTGCATTCGATATGGATATTTGCATTGGCATACCTTACTTCTTTTTAAAAGGAAACGCCCTGTTTAAAGAATCACGTCTGTTATCACACCCACAGTCTTCAACTCCTAATGCTTCAGAAACTTTTTTAACTGCAGTCTTTATAC